AATATATAAATTCTGAGCTATTAGAAAAAGGATTAAAGGAGGGTGATACTATTTGTTTTCAGCCTGAAAGTGAATATCCTTTTATTGTAGAAGAAGAAAAGCTATATAGAATGTTTACCAACAATATAACTATGGTTTTATAATATGGATGTTAAAGAAATAAAGTTACAAATAATAAAAGCTGGTGAAAAAGCTGTTATGCAACTTATTAAGGTTGCTGAAGAGCATATTATAAAATATGGAGAAGATGATGAATTAGCCGCTGATAAATTAAAAAATGCAGCAGCTACAAAAAAGTTAGCAATATTTGATGCTTTTGAAATACTAACTAGAATAGAGGAGGAAAAAAATTTAATAGAAGGAGTGAGTAAACCAAATAATAATACGTCTCAAGGATTTGCAGAAAGAAGATCAAAATAGCTTATATGTAAAGTTACCAAACTACATACCAAAAAGTATTGTTACAAATAAAAACAAAGCTAAAAACTGGGAGTACGGGTACAATGAAAAATATAATGTTGTTGTAATATCTAAAACTGGAAAAATATCAGATGTTATTTCTATAAATGGTTTAGCAATTGCCTTGCCTGAAAGACCAAAAAAAATACACAAAAGATCTGAAACTAAATCAGAACAATATTGGGAGTCATTTGAAGTCCCTTCTTTACTTAAAAAAATACCAACAATATTTCAATGGAATCAAACCTCGCCTAATTTTAAAAATCAGTGGGTAGAATATATTGAGTCAGAGTTTGACAAGAGAGATGAAGGTTTTTGGTTTATGAATAATGGTAAGCCTACATATATTACTGGTTCTCATTATATGTATTTGCAGTGGACTAAGATTGATATTGGATTACCAGATTTTAGGGAAGCAAATAGAATTTTTTATATTTATTGGGAAGCTTGTAAAGCAGATAAAAGAAGCTTTGGTATATGCTATTTAAAAATTAGACGTTCTGGATTTTCATATATGGGTAGTGAGGAATGTGCTAATATAGCTACAATATCTAAAGATTCTAGAATAGGTATTTTATCTAAAACAGGAGCTGATGCAAAAAAAATGTTTACTGATAAAGTAGTTCCTATATCTAACAATTACCCTTTCTTTTTTAAGCCAGTGCAAGATGGTATGGATAAGCCTAAAACAGAATTAGCTTATCGTGTACCAGCCTCAAAGATTACTAAAAAAAATATGTATGAAGAGGATCAAGAACAGATAGAGGGATTAGATACAACTATTGACTGGAAAAACACAGGAGACAACTCTTATGATGGTGAAAAACTAAAACTACTTGTTCACGATGAAAGTGGTAAATGGGAAAAACCAAGTAATATTTTAAATAACTGGAGGGTAACTAAAACTTGTTTACGATTAGGTAGTAAGATTATAGGAAAGTGTATGATGGGATCTACATCTAACGCACTAGACAAGGGTGGTAACAACTTTAAAAAATTATATAACGATTCTTCTACAAATCAAAGAAACTCAAATGGTCAAACTAAAAGCGGGTTATATTCCCTTTTCGTCCCAATGGAGTATAATATGGAGGGATTTATTGATATTTATGGTATGCCAGTTTTAGATAACCCAAAAATACCCAAGCTGGGTATTGATGGGGAAATGATTACTAAAGGTGCTGTTACCTATTGGCAAAATTAGGTAGACTCTTTGAAAAATGATGCAGATGCGTTAAATGAATTTTATAGACAATTCCCAAGAACAGAGTCACACGCATTTAGAGATGAAAGTAAGCAGTCTTTGTTTAATTTAACAAAAATATATCAGCAAATAGATTACAATGATTCTTTAATAAAAGACAGATTTTTAACTAGAGGTAATTTTAGTTGGAAGAATGGAATTAAAGATGGAGAAGTTTTATGGAGTCCAGATACTAGGGGTAGGTTTTTAATTTCCTGGACACCTAAAAAACAATTGCAAAATAATAGTTATATTAAGAACGGCAGAAAGTTTCCAGGTAATGATCATATAGGTGCATTTGGTTGTGATAGTTATGATATATCAGGAACTGTTGGAGGTGGAGGATCTAATGGCGCTCTTCACGGAGTTACTAGATTTAATATGGATGATGCTCCTAGCAATGAGTTTTTTTTAGAATATGTAGCTCGTCCTCAAACTGCTGAGATATTTTTTGAAGAAGTATTAATGGCTTGTGTGTTTTATGGTATGCCTATTTTAGTTGAAAATAATAAACCTAGATTGCTGTATCATTTTAAAAACAGAGGTTATAGAGGTTATAGTATTAATAGACCTGATAAAGCATATAATAAATTGTCTAAAACTGAAAAAGAGTTAGGAGGTATACCAAATTCAAGCGAAGATGTTAAGCAGTCTCACGCTGCTGCTATAGAATCTTATATAGAAAAATATGTAGGAATTGATTTTAGTGGAGATTATAGAGACCCTGATTTAATTGGAAATATGTATTTTAGTCGTACTTTAGAGGATTGGGCTAGGTTTGATATTAATAATAGAACTAAGTTTGATGCAACAATTAGTTCTGGGTTAGCATTAATGGCTATACAAAAGCATTTGTATCAAGCCGTTAAAAAAGAGTCAAAAATAAAGTTTAACTTTGCAAGATATGACAATAAGGGAAGTTACAGCAAAATTATAAGGTAAATGCAAGATGTAAAAATAGACATTAATCCTATGGGTTTTCCAAGTCAGTTTGTTTCTGATTCAACAAAGAAGACTCTAGAGTTTGGATTACAAATAGGGCAAGCCATACAATACGAGTGGTTTAGAAAAGACGGAAATACAAATAGGTTTTACAATCAATGGGGAGACTTTCATAGGTTAAGACTTTATGCTAGAGGAGAACAGTCTGTATCTAAATATAAAAACGAATTAGCAGTGGATGGTGATTTAAGTTACTTAAATCTTGACTGGACTCCTGTTCCTATAATTCCAAAGTTTGTAGATATTGTTGTTAACGGAATGTCAGATAGGATATTTCAAGTAAAGGCGTATGCACAAGACGCTATGTCTATGGACAGAAGAAATGAGTATCAGCGTATGATAGCTGCTGATATGGCTTCTAAAGAATTAATTACACAAGTAAATAAAGATTTTGATATTAATGCTTTTTCTAGTAATGTAGATGAGTTACCTAACGATAGTGAGGAATTGGCTCTACATATGCAGATGAAATATAAACCATCAATAGAAATAGCAGAAGAAGAAGCTATAAATACTGTATTTGAAGAAAATAAATATTTAGAAATAAAAAGACGTTTAGATTACGATCAAACAGTTTTAGGTATATCTGTAGCTAGACATTCTTTTTTACCTGGTGATGGAATAAAAATAGATTATGTAGATCCAGCTAATTTAGTTTATAGCTATACTGAAGATCCTCATTTTAAAGATTGTTTCTATTGGGGTGAAATAAAAACACTACCAATAATTGAATTGAAGAAAATAGATCCAACTCTTACTAAAGAGGATATGGAAGAAATTTCTAAGTACAGTCAAAGCTGGTACGATTATCACAATACATCTCAGTTTTATAATAATAGTTTATTCAGTAAAGATAGCGCTACAGTTTTGTTTTTTAATTACAAAACCACAAACACATTTACTTATAAAAAGAAAATTAATAATGTAGGTGCTGAAAAAGTTATTGAAAAAACAGATGATTTTAATCCTTCTGTTGAAATGATGGAAGAGGGTAAGTTTAAAAAAGTTTCTAAAACTATTGACGTATGGTATGAGGGAGTTATGGTTATGGGTACTAACATTATGCTGAAGTGGGAAATGGCAGAAAATATGGCACGACCACAATCAGCTAGTCAAAATGTATATCCAGAGTTTATAGCTTGCGCACCTAGAATGTATAAAGGTGTTGTTGAATCTTTAGTAAGACGTATGATTACGTTTGCTGATTTAATTCAGATTACACATTTAAAATTACAACAAGTACTTTCTAAGGTTGTACCTGATGGTGTCTTTATAGATGCAGATGGATTAAATGAAGTTGATCTTGGTACTGGAGCTGCTTATAATCCAGAGGATGCATTAAGAATGTATTTTCAAACTGGTTCTGTTATAGGTAGAAGCTATACTCAGGATGGAGATTATAATCAGGCTAAAGTTCCAATTCAACAATTAACAGCTAGTTCTGGTCAGTCTAAAATACAAAGTTTAATAGGTACATATAATCATTACTTAAATATGATGAGAGATGTAACTGGACTAAACGAGGCTAGAGACGGATCTTTACCTAATGAAAATTCATTAGTAGGATTACAAAAAATGGCTGCATTAAATAGTAATACAGCTACAAGACATATATTACAAGCAGGTTTAAGTATTACTCAAAATTTAGCAACTGCGTTGTCATCAAGAATAGCTGATGTTTTAGAGTATGCTGACTTTAAAGAAGAGTTTATAAACCAAATTGGTAAATACAATGTTTCTGTATTAAATGAAATAACAAATTTATATTTAAGTGACTTTGGTATTTTTATTGAGGTAACTCCTGATGAAGAAGAAAAAGCAATGCTTGAAAAAAATATTCAAATGGCATTGCAAAGAGATTCTATAAATTTAGAGGATGCTATTGATATTAGAGAGATTAAAAACTTAAAGGTTGCAAATCAAGTTCTTAAATTAAAAAGAAAAAGAAAACAAGAAGCAGAGGAAAAAGCAAAAGCAGCGGCAGCTCAACAGCAGGCTCAAATAAATCAACAGTCTCAGCAAATGGCAGCTCAAGCAGCTATGCAAAAACTACAAGCAGAAACACAAGCTAAGGTTCAATTACAGCAGAGCGATATGCAATTTCAAGTACAAAAAATGCAAGGTGAGGCTTCTATAAAATCAGAGTTAATGAAATTAGAGTTTGATCTACAAATGAAACTTAAAGGAGTTGAGGTAGAAGCAATGTCTAAAAGAGAAGATCAGAGAGAAACTGCAAAGGCTGAAAGAATAAGTCAAGCAAATACTGAACAATCAAAATTAATACAACAACGTAAAAATAATTTAGCTCCAGTTAATTTCGAATCTAAGGAAGATAGCTTAGATGGTTTTGATTTAGCGGAGTTTGAACCAAGGTGATAATATTATGCAAAAATTAAGTGGTCCTCAATTAAATCAAGCTCGTGATGATTTTAATACTAGGGTCGAAAAGAAAAGTATTTTAGGTAAAAGTAAAAAAATTATATGGACATATAAACGTAGATATGGTAACATATAATTCCTAAAATAATATATTTAAATAAATGTTAACTTTACAAAAATAAAATCAAATGGAATTCAAACAAGTAAAAGAGGTTTCTCCAATAGAAGAGAAATCAACACAAGAAGTTGAACAGAATCTTTTAGATAAGCACGAAGAAAGTTTAAAAGTATCTGATGTCAATCAAAATGTTTCAGAAACAAGTGACACTGTAGAAGAAACAATAGTAGAAGAAACTAAAGTAGATCAAGATGTTACTGATTTACCAGAAATAAAAGATGAGGATGTACTTTCTTATATTAAAGAAAGATATAATAAAGATATTTCTTCAGTAGATGAATTGTTTTCTGAACAAGAAAAAAACAATCCATTGCCTGATGAGGTTTCTAAGTATTTAGACTTTAAAAAAGAAACAGGTAGAGGGTTTGAAGATTTTATCAAAGCTAATAAAAACTATGATAATTTAGAAGATGACCAGATACTAAAAGAGTATTATTCTTTAACTGAATCAGATTTAGATTCTGAAGATATTGAATATCTTATGGAAGATAAGTTTGGATATGATGAAGAGGTGGATGATGATAGAGATATAAAGAAAAAAAATATATCTAAAAAAAGAGAACTTGCAATAGCTAAGAAATATTTAAGTAAGCTATCGGAAACATATAAAACTCCTCTTGAGTCAAGTGGGGGTTCGTATTCGGAAGAACAACTTAAAGAAATCAATGCTTACAAGGAATATGTTCAAAAGGCTCAAACTGAAGTAGAGTCCAACAAAAGAAAGTCTGAGTACTTTCAGAAAAAAACAGATGAGGTTTTTAACTCCGAGTTCAAAGGTTTTGAGTTCAAAGTTGGAGATAAAAATGTAATTTATTCGTCTGGTGATGCAAATGAGATTAAATCAAAACAAGTCAATGTACAGAGTTTTATAAATCAGTACATAGGCGAAGAT